TAGAATACCTCACAAAACAACTTCAACTTTCCAAAGCTGCTCAACGTGCAATGCAAGAGAAAAGCACATTTGAGAAGCAAGTAGGTCAATTCTTCCAAGATATGAAGTCTAATACCAAGGCAAAGCTAATTGAACTTGGTATTGATCCAAAAGAATTTGCCGCTCAGGTGATTGAAGAAGAAATTAAAAAAGCTCAAATGAGTCCTGAACAGCTGAAGCAAATGGAGCTAGAGCAGGAACTTGCTCGTCTTAGAGAAGAAGCTAAAGCGAAAGAAGAACAATTCAATCAGCGTGAACTCGAGCGAGTAAGGGCTATTGAGTTTGAGAAAATCGACAATCAAATGACGCAAGCTCTGGATCGATCTGATCTTCCCAAGAAGCCATATGTTGTCCGTAAAATTGCGGAGTATATGCTTTATGGTGCAAATAACGGCATCGATCTTAGTCCTGAAGATGTACTTCCTTTAGTGCGTCAGGATCTTTTGGGAGATTTACAAGAAATCATCAATACTCTTCCCGAAGACAAAGCAGAAGAATTTATCGGAAAAGAAGTACTGAATCGTTTCCGAAAAAAGAACTTAGCTAAAGCAAAACAAACTCCCGCATCTGTAAAGTCGTCTATTAAAGATGTTGGTGGAAATGCAAAAAGCGAGCCTAAATCTGGAGATAAAGTAGATTATCGAAAATTCTTCGGATTCTAAGCCATTGCTTTTATTAGCTTAATAAATTTTTTGTTATTAAATTGTTGTTTTTTAACAACTAATTATAGCAAATTTAAAGGCATTTTTATAGACGCTTTACTACCCAATTGGATGTTTAGCTATCAAAAATAAATGCAAAAGGCCGAGGTAGTAATACCTCATTTAACAATTAACTAACAAATAAAAAAGGAGACTTAAATGTCTATTTCGTACCAACCAAAGGATTCTTCGGTACAAGCACAGCAACTTAAAGTGCAAGAGCTTGTTCTTCAGAGTTCCGACAAACAAATCGTTTCGATTGATAGTGGTGATACCATTATTAGTCTTGGAGAAGAACTTGAATATAATGCAAAAAACGGAGTAAAAGTAGCTCTGCTTTGTGCTGATTCCGGAGGAGCCGTTACTAAAATCGCTTTAACGGATATTGAATATCCTGAAAGCTTTAATACAGCAACTCCTCCAGTAGCAACCCCTACCGTTCCCGGTGGATCACAAATTAAACTTGTTGGAATTGATCTTAGTTCTGATCCTAACGATGTTTTAATTTTGAAATATATCGTTTAGAAAGTAAAGGAGAAAATATAAAATGGCATCACCAGTCGCAAATACATTCAGTACACCGAATAATACAGTAGGTAACCTGAATGGTCTTTTCAAAGAAGTATACGCAGACAAACTCAAAGAGCTTATTCCGGATATGGTTAAGCTCCTTAACATGATTAAGTTCATGGCTAAGGACAAACAGCCCGGTAACCTCTATCACCAACCAGTAGTTCTCGGTCTTGAACACGGGATCACATTCGCCGCATCTGACGATGACGCTTTCGCATTGCTTCCTGCAATCGCTGGAGCTATCAAAGATGCTCAGGTAAAAGGTTCTCCCGCAGTACTTCGCTCTATCCTCGGTTACTCGGCAGCAAGCCGCGCAGCTCAGGGTGGCGCACAAGCTTTCATGGACGCTACTAAGTTCGTAGTCGGAAACATGCTCCGCTCTATGGCTAAGAAGATCGAAATTGAAATGCTCTATGGAACTGTTGGATATGCTACTGTAGCTTCCGTCGCTACAAACGCTATCACGATTACCACCGCTGAATGGGCACCGGGCATTTGGGCAGGTTCCGAGAATATGCCTCTCGAAATCCGCACCTCTGCTGGTGCGCTTGTCGGCTATTGCAACGTAGTATCTGTTAACATGGATACTCGCGTTGTTAACGTTGACGCAGCCCCTGCTGGTATAGCTGGTGGGGATGTAATCTGGCACAAAGGCGCATACGGAAATGAATTTGTTGGTATTCATCAAATCATCGATCAAGCTGGTCTTTCCGGTAACGTTCTTTTCAACATTAACACTTCTACCTATAATCTTTTTAAAGGTAACAAGTACAATGCTCAATCTGGCGCACTTTCGTTCGCTAAATTAAATCAAGCTGTTGCTCGTTCTGTTGAAAAAGGTTTGGAAGGAAAAGTAACTTGCCTCGTTAACCCTCGTGGTTGGGCAAATATGCTTTCTGACCAAGCTGCTCTTCGTAAGTACGATGGTTCGTACTCCAAGAAGAAGCTTGAAAACGGATCTGAAGCTCTCACCTTCTTCTCTCAGAACGGTGAAATCGAAATCATGCCATCTATCTATGTTAAGGAAGGTTATGCTTACCTCCTGAGCATGGAAGATTTCGCTCGTGTTGGTTCTACCGACATCACCTTCAAGCGTCCCGGAGCTGACGGAAACTTCTTCCGTGATCTCGAAAACGCTTCTGGATACGAGCTTCGTTGCTATACCGATCAGGCAATTTTCTGCGCTGCTCCCGGTAAGCAGACTCTGATTTACGGCATCGTTAACCAAGCTTAATAGCTAGTTAAGGAATAATAGAGAAGGCTCGGTCCGATGGATCGGGCCTTTTTTATTTTCTTTTGAATATATGAAAACTTTAAAATACATCATCTGTTTAATAACTTTGTTTCTTCCTATTCAACCTTCTTCTGAAAATATTTGTCATCTACTTCCGGCAAATAATTTAAAAATTGATACAGAAACATTTACGGGTATTTCAAAATCCGAATTTGAAGAAATTATTTCTGAATTTTTAAAAATGGCGGAACCTTTGGCCGAAGAGCAGGGGTACAAGCTTACCATAAAGAATAAATGGGAAGATGAAACCGTAAATGCAAGCACTTCAAAAGAAGGAAAGAAGTGGGTAATTAACGCATATGGAGGGTTAGCGAGATACCAAGGAATGGATCCTGATACTTATATGTTAGTAATGCTGCATGAGCTAGGACATCATTTAGGTGGATATCCCAAGAAGTCTTGGGCATCTAGCGAAGGAGCATCAGATTACTACGCTACCTTAAAAGGTATGAGGTATATGATGAGCAAGGGTTATGTACCTAATGTTAGCATTGAAAGTGTTCCAGCTTCGGTAAAAAGTAAATGTTCTATTTTGCATAAGACTCAACAAGACATACATAATTGTATGAAAATTTCTGTATTGGGAGGAAAGCTTGCTAACATCCTTAATTCTCTTACTGATAATCCGAAAATTATCGATTTTGATACGCCAGATAAATCAGAAGTGATTAAAAGCTACGATGGACACCCGAAGGCTCAATGTCGGATGGACACATATTTTGCCGGAGCTATATGCAATGCTTCTTTTTTAGAACCGTTCAGCAATGATAGTCCGATTGTAGGGTCTTGCGCCGAAGAAAAAGGCGATAAATGGGGATATAGGCCACATTGCTGGTATAAACCCAATTTGTAATAAAAACAAACAGTTAGTAAATATTAAAACATATATTATTGAATTTTAACAACTATAGAAGAATAGGTATGTTAGATGCAATAATGTCCAAACTCGTCATTAAAAACGTAAAAACGGGCAAGCCTTCTTACATACTCACAGCGTTTATCATCGGAATATTAATAGTAAATGTAAAATTATTATTATCCGGAGTGCAAATAGGCGAAATTAAAATGTCCGAATTTACCGGAGTGGATTACGCATCGTCCATCGCAGCTTTAGGCGGCATTTATACACTGAACAAAAAAATTGGAATAGATACGGATAAGAAGGAAGAATAATGTCAGTAAAAATTACTATCGGCGAAACAGTAATTAATTTCCCCACTAGCGGTACTGATGCGAATTGGGCAGAAGCTGTCGTAGAGTTTGCAGAAGCAGTACAAGATAAATTATTACAAGTAGGATTACCTTACGATCTTGCACCTCAAGTACTTGCACTGCCTGAAGTATCAACTATTACACTCGGTTCATTTCCTAGTGCTGAAGTACGAGCAATTACATTAAATTACGCAACATATCGAGTGGCATCTAGTCCTGTTACATCTAAAGAAGAAATAGGCGTAGTTAGTGTGGTATTCAACGAAACCGTTGGTCAATGGACATTACAGCACGAATTTTCCGGAGACAAAAAACTTGATGGTACATCATATTTAACATTTGCTATGAATGGAAATTCATTGGAAGTAACACCCGAGACTATCGGCGGAACATACGATACTGCAAATAGTACTATTTCATTTTCCGCAAAAACATTAGCGGTGTCAATTTAATCGGAGAAATAAATGGCTACATCATATAAAAATTTCATAAAAGGTATTGGAGTAATACCTAAAAGTTCTTCCGATAACGCAGTATTGGGAGATGTTGAAGTTCTTAATACTACAAACACTTTAAATTTTCATAACGGCACTTCTTCTTCGCAAATTCTTACCGTAGCTCATGCGGCTCAAGGTACATTCAAAGTATTAAATAAAGATTTAGACGATACAACAACATCAATTGTTGATAGTACAGATACAACAATAAAGATAAAGTTTAACGCAGCAGGAAGCACCGCTACCACTACCACGCTTTTATCTTCTCAAACAGTAAATCGAACATTAACTTTACCGGATATTACAGATACGCTTGTATCTCGTAATACTATAGATACTCTTACAAATAAAACCCTTACTTCTCCAGTTATTAATACTGCCACTGCCGATACTATTACAGGGATTGCCAGTGGTCCTTTTGTATTGCAATCTGCCTCTGGTCAAAACTTTACTGTGCAAGCTCAGGGGAATGGCAATTTATCATTACAATCTCAAGGCACTGGAGATTTATCCATCCAAGCTGCAGGAAGTGGTGTAGTAAATTTAGAAGGACTTACCATTAACGGAACTGCAGTTACTGGTACAAATATTTCAGTATCTTCCACTGGAACTCTTGGACTTTCAGCATCGACTTCTGCGACACTTACCGCTTCTACATCTTTAGGTCTTAGTGCTTCTACTTCGTTGACTCTTACTGGTCCAACAGGAGTTAAAACGGTAGGTCCGTTGCTTGTAAACGAAGTGATTAATAGTTCAGCTTTGGGGGCAAATGCTACATTACCCCTTTCTACTTCTCCATATGTTACAGTAACAAATGCAGGTGTTAATCCTAGCATTGATATGGTGGTAAACAATAGCGATAATTCGTTCTTAGTGCTTACTAATAGAACGGGGGTTGCTGTTAACATTAATAACGATACGGGAGCCACTGCTTCAAATCGCATTATCACCGGCACGGGTTCGTTTTTAACATTAGAAAATAATGCATCCATCATGCTTGCATACAGCTTTGCAAATTCTCGATGGATGGTAGTAGGCGGTACAGGCGGAGGCAATGCTTCAGTTAACTTGACAGCCGGAGAAACCATCACCGCAGGACAAGCGGTATATGTTTCAAACGGGCCGGGCAATGACTCGGGAAGAACTGCGGGATTAGTATATCTATTAGATGCCACGAATGATAATCGTATAGAATTTTTCGGAATTGCATCAAATTCCGCTACCTCTGGAAATACAATAAGGATACAAACTATTGGCGGAATCTCTGGTCTTTCCGGACTTACAGTAGGAAAGCCTATTTATGCAAGCGTTTCTTCTGCAGGTGCAATACAAGTAACTGCTCCAATTGCAGCAAATGAGTGGATTATACCCCTCGGTATTGCCACTAGCGCAAACACTGCAGTAATTAACGGAGCAGGTAGTGCTACTGCGGTAAAGATTACTTCTTCGGTGCTTGAGGGACTTTATACTGATGTTCAATTATATAGTTCAAACTCTACAATGACTAATGCGAACAGCGTGGCATTAGTAAGTGCATCTGGGGGAGTTGTGACTATTACCATCCCAACAGCTGCCACTAACAGAGGAAAAGTATTTAATATTAAGAAGACCGATAGTAGCTTAAATGGAGTAATTATTTCTCCTGCAAGCGGTACTATTGACGGAACGGCAACAAAAACACTAGCTTTCCAATATGACAGTCTGATGTTGGTGAGCGATGGCACTAATTATAACTTGATATAAGGATAAGAAATGGGTTTCCTGAGTCTACAAGCTATCAATCCTCCCGGAACAGTATACCCATTTGCGGGAATTAATCCTCCTTCTGGATATTTGCTTTGTGATGGAAGTGAAGTTAACCGCACCACATATAACGCATTGTTTGCTGCTATTGGAACTTTATATGGCGTGGGAGATAGCTTTAGCACATTCAATCTTCCCGATTTTCGTTTCCAATTTCTTCGTGGCTCAAGCGGCATCCAATACAATTTAATAAATGGTAATGGAACTTTAGCTGCGAATGCAACTGAAGCAACTTTTAACGGTCACGGGTTAGTTAGCGGTACTCCTATAAAATTATTTACAGGGTTTTTAAATAATCTTGCAATAGGACCAGAATATTACGTTACAGCTGTTACTGCTAATACTTTAGCCTTTCATACTACATACGCAAATTATATATCAAATACGAGAATAAATTTAGGCGGTCCTTCGGGAACAAGTTATAACGCTTCGATAACAAAATTTAATATTTTTGCACAAGGAGCTTCTGTAAACACTACTGCAGAAACTATTACATTTACTTCAAATCACAACATTAACAGAACCGGAATGAGAATTAGATTTACTTCCGGAGGAACTACTCCGGCTCCTTTATTGACTACTCGTTCGTATTACGCTATTATTGTTAATAATAATACAATAGCCGTGGCTGATACTTATTCAGATGCTATAAATAATACTAGAATAAATCTTACAGGCACTACTATCACTTCTGCTGTTTTTCAATATGAAGACCCTGATATTTCAACGAGATATGCACTATCCAATAGCGGTATATTAACGGGAGTAGGTACAAGGCAAGAAGATCAAAACTTAGCACATACTCATACATATACAGTAGCTAGTGATGATGCTCTTGGAAATATAGCAGCTGATGGTAGCTCAGCAAGAGCCAATCCGTCTACTTCATCTAGTGGCGGTCTTCAGGCCAATCCAATTAACGTTTACGTCAATTACATAATAAAAACATAATATGGGATTCTTAAGCACACAAGCAACTACTACGAATATTCAAACTGTTAGTCCCGGAATTCTTGTTCCGTCCGGAGTAACATTTCCGTATGCTGGATCTGTAGCACCTTCTGGATATTTACTATGTGACGGATCTGCAATATCCCGTACTACATATAGTAATTTGTTTGCAGCAATTAGCACATCATACGGTAATGGTGATGGAATAAATACCTTTAATTTGCCGGATTTTAGATATGCGTTTTTGCGTGGTGCTGGATCAAATATTTCGGTAACAGGTACGGGAACGGCAGGATCAAATCAAGCAACATTTACAAATCACGGAATTATTAGAACTGGATTAAGAGTAAGATTGTCTTCTGGAACTCTTTCCACATTAGCAACTTCTACTGATTATTTTGCGATTGTTGTGGATGCAAATACTTTGGCTTTTGCTTCTACTTATGGAAATGCAATGTTGGGAACTAGAATTACATTATCCGGAGTTAACAGCGCAATAATAGTTCAATGGGAAGATCCTGATTTATCAACTAGACTTCAAGCAGCAGTAGGTGGAAATACTTCCGGTTTAGGAACGAGACAAACAGATGAATTTAAATCCCATAATCATACAGTAAATAATGGTCCATTTACTTTTTGGGGATTTCCGGGAACTGGAATTCAAGCAAATTCCGGACAAGAGGCATCTTCCAGAACTCCAACGCTTGCTAATAACGGCGGAAATCAAACTAATCCACGAAACATTTACGTTAATTACATCATTAAAACATGAGGAAATATGCAATACCATAAATACGATGCGCAAACATTTTTATATGTAGAAACAGTAGAAGCTGAAGAACAGCCTGAAAATTCAGTGGGCGGAGTTCTTCCTGATCAAACCGAATACTATACTTTAGCTTTTATTGACGGAGTATGGGTTTCAGTATTGCGTCCTAATTTTCAAATAATCGACAGCCAAATCGTAGAAAACAATCAAGGATAAAATATGGGTTACAACAGAGTATTGGGACATTTTACAAACAGCCAAGAATTAGCTGTACCTTGGCAAACTGCACAACTTTACCTTGTTAATCAGGTAGTGATCAACAGCAATTTATTGTATTTGTGTATTACTCAGCATACCTCTGGTGCAACATTCGCTGGGGATATTGCAAATTGGGTAGGACTTAATCCTGCAGCTACTGTCGGGATTGCTCAAGGTGGTACAGGTCAAACTACACAGACTGCAGCATTCGACGCTCTAGCTCCTACCACTACTGCTGGTGATATAATTGTTTATAACGGTACTGATAACGTTCGTCAGGGTATTGGAAGTGACGGACAAGTTCTAATTGCAGACAGCAGCCAACCTAATAAATTAAAATGGGCTACTGCTCCATCTGGAAATACAAACTTCATTACCAACGGCAGTGCCGAAGCTAACAACACTACTGGATGGGCGACATACGCAGAAACTGATGCAGTTACATTAACCAATGCTGGAGATGTTGTATCTACAGCAACTGCACACGGATTATCTAATGGCAATCAAATTTCATTTACAAGCATTACCAATGCAGGTACGGGAATTTCTACCAACCTTCTTTATTATGTAATTAATGCTACAACCCTTACATTTCAAGTATCTTTGTCCTTTGGTGGTTCTGCTGTAGTAATTACTGCCGATAGTCCAGCAACAATGGTGCGATTTGCACCAAAGACTGGTAGCGGTGGCGTTGCTAACGTGGGCATCAGCGCAAGTGGTAGCTCTCCGCTCATCGGAAGCTATTCGTTCCTCCTTGCAAAAGGCCCGGGTAATCGTGAAGGTCAAGGATGGGAATACGACTTTACCATCGACAGCGGTTATCAGGCAAAAGTATTGCAAATTAGTTTTAATTACATCGTGTCCGGTATTGCAGGATCATTCGTTGCTGGAACTAGCACTACCGTATCCGATGTCACTGTTTGGATTTATGACGTAACTAATGGTG